AACAGCTAGGCAGATAAAAAATCCTAGAGTACCAAATGTGACATTAAATCAAGATTTATTTATTGGTAACAGAGCTAAGTATGCTGGCTTTGCTATCAATGCACCAGGGCAGACAAGACCTAATTTAAAGGGAGAACCCGTTACTTATGCGGAGCACGGTAGAGATTTTGCTTTAACTGCTACAGGAGGGCCTAATTGGTACAATATTTACACAAAAGGTGGTCTTATCAACAAAGATATAGCATTAGCATTTAAAAAGGTTGGCTTTAAGTAATAAAGTAGTAGTATAGTAGATAAATATACTAATTTATTTTGCATGGCAACAGAAAGAGCAATCGACAAACTAAAGCAAGCGTTTAGTTTAAACACTAAAAGTAGTTACTCTATTTATAAAAATGGTGAGGTAGTATTGACTGTTTATTGGACACCCTTAACTATTGCTGATAGAGATACCATAAATGCTACTTTAATAGCTACTAATAAAGGACAGGAAGAAGGTAGTTTAGACTTTGCATTACAGGTAATAATAAACAAAGCAGAAGATGAAAGCGGACAAAAGCTATTTGTTGAAGGAGATAAACCTAGTCTTAGAAGAGAAATACCACTGGCAGTTTTACTGGAACTTATGACTAAAATGCAAGAGTTGGGCGAGGAGGTTAGCCCTGATGCCGTAAAAAGCACAACTTGATAAGGACAATTATTTATACCTTCAATTTTTTATTGCAGAAAATTTAGGGATAACATTGGATTATTTAAAAAAGAATATGACTTTAGAAGAAGTGTACGGTTGGAACGCATATTTTAGATTAAAAGGAGAGCGAGAAGAAAAAGCTTATCAAGATGCACAAAAGAAAGCTCAATACCGTAAGGTACGCTAAACTAAATGTAATGTTTTATCGAGATTAGTGGCATCTAATTACGAAGTTAATATAAAACTGAATACCAGGACTGTTAATAAACAGCTAAATAATCTTGAGAAGCGTATATCAAAGTTAAATAGGTTAGCTCAAGGTGGTAGAGCAAATAAAACGGTATTGCGTAATGAACAGGAAAAAATAAAAAAGACGGGCCAAAGACTTGGACTAGAAAATAAAGTTTTAAAAAGAAAACAAGAGCAATTAAAAGTAGACCAACAACAATTAAAAGTTCTGCAACAATCAGCCAATGTTAGAACTAAGCAAGCAAGCGGTGGTGTAACAACGGGTAGAGGTGGATCTAGGGGAGGAGGAGTTTTATCAGGAGCATTAATCAGTGGTGCGTTTCCTCTTTTATTTGGACAAGGATTATTAGGTGGTGCTGCTGGTTTTGCTGGTGGAGCTATAGGTGGAGCAGTTGGCGGTCAAATGGGAGGTTTTGCTGGAGGTCTTATTGCTACTGCTGGTTTAACGCAGATACAACAAGCCATACAGGGTATTAATGAATTAGGTGCAGCTTTAAAACCAGAATCTCTTAATCTAGACAAACTAATTGCATCTTTAGGACTCACTGGAACGGAAGAATCAAAAAGATTAAAACTTATAGAGCAGTTAGAGGGAAAACAAGCAGCTTTAAATGAAGTTACTAAAGAGATGAATAGAGTAATAGGAGAAGATGGAGTAAAGAAAATAAAAGAATTTACAGAAGTAACAAGAACTATGGGAAATAATTTTGCACGGGTTATGACTCAAATGATGTCAGGCTTAACGTCAGCAATTATGGATTCTCCTTTAGGTGAATTTTTAAAAACAAGAGCAGAAAAAGTAAAAGTTAAAGCAGCATTACCTAGTGATATTGAAACAACTGATCCAGTTTTAAAAAGATTAATTGCTGAACAACAAAAACTTTCATCTCCTAAAAATGTAAATAGACAGGCTTTAGGTCCTTTAACACTTTCTAGTGGTGGTTTATTTCCTGGACAAATTAACAATACAGCAGAGCAACAAATAGCAGATGCCAATTCTGCTAAATTTCAAGCTATGCAATTACAAAGTATTGAAAGATCCATAGAAGCAAGAAAAAAAGTTTTATTTACGTCTAAAGAACAAGAACTTAAAGATAAAAACGCTAAAGATAATTCAACATTAATTTTGCGAGATGTAAAAGCACAGAATCAATTTTTAAAGGAGTCTTTAACACTTGGTACATTTCAAGCTGAAATAGAACAGAAAGTAAGAGATCTTAAAGAACAACAAAAAGCAATAGGAAAGGATTTATCAGTAGCCGATGAAGAAGCTTTTAGAGATCAATTAAAACTACAAAGAGCATTAGAAAAAACAAATGATCTATATAAAAGTATAGCTAGTACTGTAGAAACTGGATTAGTAGATGCTATTGAAGGTGCAATAAACGGTACTAAAACTCTTGGTGATGTTGCTCGCAGTGTGTTTGCTCAAATTCAAAGATCACTTATTCAATATGGTGTAAATGCTTTTCTCAGTGGTTTGCCTGGTATTGGTGGTTTATTTAGAGCAGATGGAGGGCCAGTAAAAGCAGGGGGTAGTTACATTGTAGGAGAACGTGGACCAGAATTATTTACTCCAAGTGTATCAGGAATGATTACACCAAATCATGCTCTTGGTGGATCAACAAATGTTGTAGTAAATGTAGACGCCTCTGGATCGTCTGTTGAAGGTGATGAAGCACAGGGTAGAGAGCTTGGTCGTCTTATATCAGTTGCAGTACAATCTGAAATAGTACAGCAACAAAGACCAGGAGGATTACTTGCATAATGGCTACATTTCCTTCAATAAAGCCTACATATGGACAGCAGAAAAGATCCGCACCATTAACTCGTACTATCCGCTTTGCCGATGGCTATGAACATCGTATTCTTTTTGGTTTAGCTCAAAATCAAAATCCAAAAATATTTAACTTTACATATAACGTTTCAGAGACAGAAGCAGATACTATAGAAACATTTTTAGACGATAGAGCAAATGATAGTGCTAGTTTTGATTTTCCTACAAATTATTTACCTGGAGAGACAGCTTCAAACTTTAGATTTGTTTGCGAACAATGGAGTAAGTCGATACCTTATAACAATAGAGCGACTATCCAAGCAACTTTTAGACAAGTATTTGAACCAGCTTAACTATGTCAGTAAATACATCTGTTTTTACAAACTTATTATCTACTAACCCATCTGCAATCATAGAGTTATTTACTCTTCAATTATCAACTTCATTACATGGAGCTAATACTATTTACAGGTTTCATTCAGGATCTAATGAAGCTAATGGTGAAATAGTATGGGCTGGTAATTCTTATCTTAGATTTCCAATACAGGCATCTGGTTTTGCTTTTCAAAGAGGACAGTTACCTAGACCTAAAATTTCTATAAGCAACATGACAGGTTTTATGTCTGCAATACTTTTAAGTGTTAATCAAACTACAGTTGGTAATGATTTAACAGGTGCTACCCTTACAAGAATAAGAACATTAGTAAAATTTATAGACGCTGCAAATTTTAGTAGTGGAACTAATGCAACTGCTGATCCAACAGCAGAGTTTCCTAGAGAAGTATATTTTGTTGACAGAAAATCGACAGAAAATAGAGAGCTTGTAGAGTTTGAATTAGCAGCACCAACTGATTTAGTAGGTATGAAAATACCAAAAAGACAGTGCACTCGTAAACTTTTTCCTAGCATAGGAACTTTTGCAACATGACTTGGAAACAGAAAGCACTTGAACACGCAAAACAAGAAGATCCAAAGGAGGCTTGCGGTCTGCTATTGAACGTGAAAGGAAAAGAAAGATATTTTCCTTGTCGAAATTTAGCAGTTACAGATCATCAGTGTTTTATTATAGATCCAGAAGATTATGTTAAAGCAGATAATGTCGGTGAAATAACAGCAGTTGTTCATAGCCATCCAGTAACACCTCCCACACCTAGTCAGGCCGATAAAATATCTTGCGAAGCTAGTGGTCTTGTTTGGCATATAGTAAATCCAAAAACAGAACAGTGGGCGTACTTAGAGCCATGCGGGTACAAACCACCATTATTGGGTCGTCAATGGGTATGGGGTATCACTGATTGCTGGAGTTTAGTAAGAGATTGGTATAAAGAAGTAAAGAATATAGACCTCAGAGATTGGGATAGACCTACAACACCAGAAGAGTTTTTAGATAATCCTTTATTTGAAAGTTGTGCATGGAGAACTGGATTTAGAGAGTTAAGACCAGAAGAAGCTTTACAAAATGGAGATGTTTTATTAATGAGTATTTTGCATCCCACTTTAAATCATGTGGCATTATTTTTTGATGGTGATGTAATTCATCATTTAACCGATAGACTATCTTGTAGGGAACCTTACTCTCAATGGCTGTTAAAGTGTACTGGAAAGAGGTATCGTTATGCTTCGTAAAATAAAACTATATGGACAATTAGCAGAATTTGTCGGACATAAGGAATTTGAAGTAAAAGTAAATAATCTAAGTCAGGCTGTTAGTTTCCTGATTAATAATTTTCCAGAAGTAGAAGCACATATGAATCCTAAATATTATCAAGTTAAAGTAGGTGATTACGATATTGGTGAAGATGAAATATCCTATCCTATAGGAAAACAAGATATACATTTTATTCCTGTTATTAGTGGTGCTGGTAGAGGTATTGGAAAAATATTATTAGGTGCTGCATTAATAGGTATATCTTTTGGTTTCCCATTTACTTTACCTGGTGGCCCTTCATTATCATTTGCATCTTTACAAGGAGGGAATGGTATTGCTGGTGCAATGATAGGAGCAGGTGCTTTAAGTAAAGCTGCATTTTACATAGGAGGAGCATTGGTACTACAGGGTGTAAGTGAATTATTATTCCCATTACCTAAACTTGAAAATTCAGAAGAAGACCCACAATTATCTTTTAATTTTTCTGGAATACAAAATACTTCAAGGGCTGGTACTCCAGTTCCGATAGTATATGGAGAGATATTCACTGGTTCTGTAGTTATTTCAGCAGCTATTGACACTAATCAGGTAGAAGCATGACAGATAAAAATAAATTAATAAAAGGATCAGGAGGTTTATTCGCTCCAAAAACACCGCCAGCACCTTACCGTGCTCCTGATACTTTACATAGTAGAAGTTTTGCCACCATACAAGATTTATTTTCTGAAGGGGAAATAGAAGGTTTTGCAACAGCATCAAAAGAAGGCAGGACAAAGGGAACTGCTGCATATTTACAGGCAGCAAAAAAAGATGTATTTATTGATGACACTCCAGTACTAAAAGCTAGTGCTGACAGTACAAATCCACAAGAAACTGATTTCAATTTTGCAGACGTAGGTTTCGATACACGTTTTGGAACGAATAATCAAACACGTTTACCTGGGATACCAGCAGAAACTAGATCACCTTCAGCAGTAAACGTTACAGTCACAACTTCATCACCTGTTACTCGTCAAATTACGAATACAGATGTAGATGCCGTTGTTATTACACTTACTTGGCCTTCAATACAAGTTTTTGAAGATGACGGAGATATACGAGGAGATACTGTTGAGTACAAGATACAAGTGCAATATAATTCGGGTGGTTATACAGATATTATTACACCAGATAATGGAGGAAGCGTAAGTGGTAGAACGGCAGATGCTTATGCCAGAGATCATAGAATTAATATAGATGGTGCTTTTCCAGTTGACTTTAGAGTTGTTCGTGTCACAGCAGATAGTACAAGTAATGAACGTGTAAATGCTTTTGAATTTACAAGCATACAAGAAGTTATAGATACTGCTTCGACTTACCCAGACAGTGCTTACTGTGCTTTACGTTTAGATAGTAAACAATTTAATAGCATACCAACAAGAAAATATCGACTTAGAGGTATAAAAGTAAAAATTCCTGGGGCTGGTGCATCTGGCACTGGTACGCCTACTGTTGATAATGAAACAGGAAGAATAATATACCCATCTGGTTATATTTTTAACGGTGTTATGGGTGCTGCTGTTTATACAAATTGTCCTGCAATGTGTTTACTCGATTTATTAACTAATACAAGATATGGATTAGGTGAACATATAACAGAAAGCAATCTTGATTTGTTTAGTTTTGTCGCTGCCAGTAAGTATGCAAATACATTAGTTAGTGATTTAGCTGGTGGGCTTGAAGCTAGGTTTAGCTGTAACGTAAATATTCAGAGCCCTAAAGAAGCATTTGCAGCAATAAATGAATTAGCTGGTGTTATGAGATGTATGCCTATATGGTCTGCTGGTTCAATAACAATTACTCAAGATAAAGATACTTTTGCAAGTTATCTTTTCAATTTATCAAATGTTGGAGTAGAGGGATTTAATTATCAGGGTACAAGTTTAAAACAACGTCATGCTGTTATATCTGTTAGTTATTTCAATATGGATTCTAGGGAGATTGATTTTGAAGTTGTAGGAGATGATGGTACTACTGAAGATAACTTAAGGCAGCAAAAATATGGTTCTGCTGTAAAACAAGTAAAAGCATTTGCGTGTACTTCTCGTGCTCAAGCACAAAGATTAGGTCGTGCAATCCTTTTTGCAGAACAAAATGAATCAGAGACAGTTACTTTTTCAACCTCAATTGATGCTGGTGTTGTGGTTAGACCGGGAGCAGTAATTGAAATTAACGATCCAGTGAGGGCAGGAGCTAGAAGAGGTGGTCGTGTACTATCAGCAACAACCACAACAATTACTATTGATGCCTCTTCAGATACATTAATGCCATCTTTATCCGATACCCCAGAAATTAGCGTTGTTTTAGAAGATGGAACGGTAGAAGTTGGAACTATATCTAATATTTCAGGTGCAGTTATTACGGTTAATTCAGTTAAAAAAATGGATAGCGAAGGGTTACAGCAAATAACGCAAAGTGCCTTCTCATCTGCACCTATAGCAAACTCTCCTTACTTAATTTCTAGTTCAAGTTTACAAACACAGCTTTATAGAGTTATTTCAGTTGTAGAGGAAGATGACGTTGGGTATGTAATTACCGCTTTATCTTATGTAGCTAATAAATATGCTTTTATAGAAAGTGGAGCTACTTTAGCTACTAGAACAGTCTCACTACTTACAGCATTAAAAGATCCACCAACTAATTTAGTTGCTGTAGAAAAAATAGTAGTTCTTAATAACGTTGCTAGAACAAAATTAATAATTACATGGGAACCTGTTGAAGGTGTATCGCAATATTTAGTTAGTTATAGATTAGGAAGTGGAAATTTTGTTTCTGTGGTTGTATTTAGTAATGATTTTGAACTTCTTGATACTCCTCCAGGTACTTATACAATACAGGTTTATTCATATAATCTCCTTTCTAAACTGTCTCTCAGACCAAAAGAAATAGAATTTATTGCTAGAGGAAAAACAGATTTACCTCAAGCTGTATCAGGATTAACTATTGAGCCAATTAATGAGCAGTTTGTGAGATTAAGATTTAATCAATCAACTGAAACTGATGTACTTCATGGTGGCCGTGTTTATATAAGACACACTAATAGAACAGGAGCAGCAGCTAAATTTGAAGCCTCACAAGATATTATTGAGGCTATTGCTGGTAACTCTACCGATGCAATAGTACCAGCATTACCAGGTACTTATCTTGTTAAATTCCAAGATGATGGCGGTAGATTTAGTGCCGATACAACTAATGTTTCTTTATCTTTAGTAGATATAATAGACTCTACTCTCGTAAAAACAGATAGAGAAGACCTTAAAAGTCCTACACCTTTTCCAGGAACTAAAACCAATACTGTGCTTCTATCTGGAGCGTTAAAACTTGATGACCCTACTACACAGCCATTAGGAGAGTATGATTTTCAAAATATTTTAGATTTAGAATCTGTATTTACTTTAACTTTAAAAAGACATTTTCAATCTATTGCTTTCTTTTTAGGTGGCGATGTAGTAACTGCTGTATATGCTCAAACTGGAACAACCGTTACTATAACAAGTAACAGTCATGGAAGAGCAGTAGGAAATACAATTATTTTTAGTGCAACTTCTGGTGCTGGAGTTGATGGAACATACGTCATAACTTCTATTTCTACTAATACGTTTACTTTTACATCAGGTACTTCTCAGACAGTAACTACTTCAGACTGTACATTTCAATTTATAAACACATTTGAATCACTAATTCCTGATACTGGCCCTGAGTTTGGTGGGCCTCCATTTGGTGGACTTGATGGTTATGCACAAGACGGTAATTTTGATGGTGCAGAGGCACAAAATACTAACGCTCAACTTTTAGTAGCTACAACAAGTGCTGCTCCTAGTAACGGTTCAAGTTACCAAGCATCCGATTTTAATGGAATAGATTTTAATGTGTTTGCCAATGGTGCGTTTAAGGGTAGAGGATTTAAATTTAAAATTAAGTTAAATGCTGATGTTAGTTCACAAAATATAAGTATTGAGGAAGCTGGATATACAGCAACTATGCCAATTAGAACCGAACAATCTGCTGTTATAGCATCTGGATTAGGAGCAAAAACTGTTACTTTTGCTTCACCATTTTTTGTTGGAGCTACAGGCATAACTGGCATACCAAAACCCTCAGTAACTATTTCTCCGCAGAATATGGCATCAGGTGATTTTTATGAGTTGCTTGACAGTAATATTACAGGTACACAATTCATAGTTCATTTTAAAGATTTAAATGGTAGCAGTGTAAATAGAAACTTTACATATAATGCTGTTGGTTTTGGCAAAGGAGGGTAGAATGGTAAAAAAGTATTTAATCTAAATGGCACAAGTTAGTTCATATAACGTAGCTAATCGTACTGGTGCACAAGTTCGTGCAGATATTAATGACATTTATGAGGCTATAAAAACTTGCAACAGTGGAACGAGCGATCCATCTACTCCTGTAAAGTTTATGTTATATGGAGACTCAGCAGTAGGTGATGACAATTTAAAAATATACGATGGTGCACAATTTAGACCTATAGGAAAAGTTACAGAAGATAATTTAGGTCTTTTACCAAAAGCTGGAGGCACTATGACAGGTCAGTTTTTAGCTGATGATGGGGGCACTGTTGCTGCACCAGCCATAGCTTTTAATAATGACACTGATACAGGATTATATAGAGTTAATTCAAACGAATTAGGAATTGCTGCAAATGCCACAAATATAGCAACTTTTACTATCGGTGGTCAGATTCTTGCAGGTAATTTAACTGTTGCACCGACAACTGGCGAGGCTAACATACAAGTTCAAACGAATAATCTTAATAATGAAGATGCCTATATAGATTTTGTTGCCGATACAACATATACAGATTATAGTTTACGTCTTTTAAGGGGTGCTACAGGTCCAAATAGTGTTTCTCAATTAGATCATAGAGGCTTAGGAGGATTAGAAATTATAGCTCATGATGGTGGGAATATTGATTTTGTATGTGGTGTAGCTGCTCATAATACCTTAGTTACTAGATGGAGATTTGATAATCAGGGTGTTTTTCGTTGGGCTGAACATACTCCAACTTTACCTTCAGGCGCAAATGTTAGTGGGGTTATAGTGCCAAAAGGGTTAGCAAGCAAAACAGGATCTAATGCTGCTGCAACATTATCAGGTAATTTGTATAACTTTTATTGGAACTCAAGTAATCAATTAAAATGTTGGATTGATGAGCAGGATGTAGGAACTGTAGGAATTACAAGCTCTGATTACAGAATTAAAAAGAATATAACAACACAAACAGAACTAGGAATTGACAAAATAAAACAACTTAGACCAGTAAATTATGAATATACAGACTACGGTATTTTTAAAGGTGATGGTGTTGCTAGAGAAGGTTTTGTAGCACATGAAGTAGCAGAAGTAATACCAAGTGCAGTTAATGATGAAAAGGATGGTGAAGCTATACAATCATTAAATTTAGATGCAATAGTTTCTGTTTTAACAAAAGCATTACAGGAAGCAGTTGCTAAGATAGAAACATTAGAGGCTAAAGTCGCTGCACTTGAGGCAAGTTAATGGCTGTTTACAAAACTGGTAGAAAAAATTTTACAGTTCAAAGAAGGGCAGATTTTCCTCTTCAATTAAGATTTAAAGATTCTGCTGGCGTAGTAACTGATATTACGGGATACACTGTTGCAGCATCAGTTTATAATAATGACCGCAGTACTTTATTTGCTAATTTCAGTGTTACTTATACAGATAGAACCAATGGATTGGTTGATTTAAAATTAAGTGATACTGATACTGAAAATTTTTCTTTAGCTATTCTTGATTATGACGTAAAATTAACAGATCCTAACGGTGATAAATTTTATGTTTTAGAGGGTAAACTATTTATAAGTGAAGGTTACACAGCATGAGTTCATCAAATCCTATTGCCATTGTTGAAATTATTAGTCAAGGACCTCAAGGTCCAGCAGGTGCGGATGGAGCGCAAGGGCCACAGGGAGAGGGTTCCGCAACAGTCAATATAGGTACAGTAACCACAGGAAATGCTGGTACAAATGCTTCAGTTACTAATGTTGGAACTACAACAGCAGCTACATTAAATTTCACAATACCTAGAGGAGATACTGGAGCTACTGGAGCTACTGGAAGTACTGGAGCTACAGGTGCTGCTGGTAGTGATGGCAGTGATGGTGCTGCTGCGACTATAGCTGTTGGAACAGTGACTACAGGTGCTGCTGGATCTTCAGCTACTGTTACTAATTCTGGATCGTCAAGTGCTGCTACATTTGATTTTACAATTCCAAAAGGCGATCAAGGAATACAGGGAATCCAAGGTATTCAAGGAATCCAAGGTATTCAAGGGCCAGCAGGAGCAGATGGAGCAGACGGAGCAGACGGAGCGATCAGTGATGGGGATAAGGGAGATATTGTTGTAAGCAATTCTGGTGCAACTTTCACTATAGATAATGATGTTGTTACGGCTGCTAAATTAGCTGATACTTCTGTTACCCCTGGTAGTTATACAAATACAAATATCACAGTTGATGCACAGGGAAGGATAACATCTGCTGCATCTGGTTCTGCTGGTGGTGTTACTTCAGTTACAGGCACAACCCCTATAGTTTCTTCTGGTGGTGCAACTCCAGCTATCAGTATTTCAGCAGCTACAACATCTGCTGCTGGTTCAATGTCTGCCAGTGATAAAACAAAATTAGATGGAATAGAGAGCAATGCTACCGCAGATCAGACAGCTAGTGAGATAAGAACTCTTGTAGAGGCAGCTACAGATTCCAATGTATTCACTGACGCAGATCATACAAAGTTAAATAACATTGAAACTGCTGCCACTGCTGACCAAACAGGTGCTGAAATTAAATCTTTATATGAAGCCGAAAGTAATACTAATGCCTTTACTGACGCTGAAAAAACTAAGTTAACAGGAATAGAAGCTAGTGCGGATGTCACAGATGCAACTAATGTAGATGCTGCTGGTGCGGTAATGAATACCGATACTACAACTGCTGCAATGAGTTTTGTTATTGATGAAGATAACATGGCATCTGACAGCGATACTAAAGTACCGACCCAACAATCAGTAAAAGCTTATGTTCTTGCTAATAGTAGTGACACAACATACACTGCTGGAACGGGCTTAAGTTTATCTGGAACTACTTTTAATGTTGATCAAATAGCACTTACTACTGTACAAACAGCAGCAAATGAATCCGCACAATTAGCTCTTACGACCCAAGAAGGAGATATTGTTGTCAGATCAGATCAGAATAAATCTTATGTAAGAAACAGTGGAACTGCTGGCACAATGGCAGATTTTACAGAACTATTAACACCTACAGATCAGGTTTTATCTGTTAATGGTAATACAGGAGCTATAACGGCTGCACAGATAGCAGCAGCAGTAGAGGCAGCTACAGACTCTAATACTTTCACAGATTCAGATCATAATAAATTAGATGGTATAGAAAGTGGAGCGACTGCGGATCAGACTGCTACTGAAATTAAAACAGCATACGAAAGTAATAGTGATACCAATGCATTTACTAAT